TTTGCAACAATGAGCGAGCGCGTATTGTGCGGACCAGACTTCTTCATCCCAGCCGCCCGCCGCGACGCGGCGCTTGTACCACTTCGCCGCTTTTTCCGGCTTCCCCGCGTCCCGATACGATTGCGCGAGGTAGTACATGTAGCGCTCATTTTTCGGCTCCTCTTTCAAACCTTCCTTGAGTAGGATAATATCGCGCTTGAATTTTTCCACACGATTGGAGCCATCAGCATGATCAACGAAATGAGCCTTATCGAACGGGATACATCCGCCAGTGGCGACATTAAGATATTCATGTGTAACGCCGAGATAACCATTTGGCTCGCCCTTTTTCACGAGGCGCCGATTTTGATATTGCAAGGGCCCACCCACCTGGAACATGTCATGCGACTGGCCGGTCAGGCTGTCAGCCCATGTCGGGTCCAGAACTTTCAACTCCATATCTGCATCGATGAGCAGAATATAGTCGAATTCCAAACCAGAATTCTGTGCAGCCGCAAGGGCGTGGTTGCGCGCCTGCGAAAAGTTTTTGAACTTGCAGGTGGAAAGTGCTCCAGGGAGTTTCACCGTCTCGAAGAAAGTCTTGATTAGGTGGGGAGTGTCGTCGGTCGACCCGGTGTCAGTAATGGCCCAGCCGTCAATGTAGGGGGCGACACTGGTTAACATGCGCAAGATGCGCGCGGCCTCATTCTTAACTATAGAATTCAGGATTAACTTCACGGGGGACGGCTCCTGGGGTTACCGCCCCAGGAGTACACGCCCGGATCTGCAACGTCAAGAGAGGTACTACAGACCGCCGGCCTTGGCAATGCCCATCGGCACGCCGTTCGAAACGAAGATGCCAGTGTTGCCATAACTCGGCAGCCAGTACAGCGCGCCGTAGACCCCCGGATCAAAGGTCGGCGGATAGAACACGTTTGACACTTGGCTGGACGAGCCAGTGTAATTGCCAGCGGGTGGACCCATCGGGCCGCGCGGGCCGCCGAAGCCTACTGGACCGGCGCCGCCGGCGCCCGTGCCTGTGGCACCGGTCGGAGAGAGCCAGTTATATTGCACCAGGCCGGTTGGACCGGTCGGACCCACTGGACCCGATGTACCGGTAAGACCGAGTGGGCCTGTAGCACCGGTCGGGCCCGTTGAGGCCGTCGCGCCAGTTGGACCCGTGTTACCTGTGCCCGGACCATACGATGGACCGGTGGGGCCAGTGAAAGCGTTCGGACCGATCAGGCCAGTTGGACCCGTGTTGCCGGTCAAGCCGGTGGCACCAGTAAGACCCTGAGGGCCGGCTGGGCCAGCCTTGCCGGTGTAGCCAGTGACACCGGTCGGGCCGGTGAAGCCGCCGTACGGTCCAGCTGGACCGAATGGGCCTACCCAAAATCCAGTGACGCCGGTTGTGCCGGTGATGCCGGTCGTAACCCACTGCCGCGTACCGCCGGTCGGACCGGTCGGGCCGGTATAGGTAGCCGGGCCAGTCAAGCCTGTCTGACCGACCGGGCCAGTGGCCTGATTGTTGTTGATCACATTCACGACTTCGTAGAGGACGATACCAATCTGGTTGTCGTCGTACGTGTCCTGCGGATCCAACAGTGGGTTTTCAATGTTCGTGGCCATTTGTTATCCCGTCGAAATCTGTGGAAAAGTCGCGTTCCACCACATCTGACCGTACGAGTGCGGGTCAGTAACCGGCAGGAAAAGGATGCCTGGATAGGAACCTGTTGCGCCGACCGGGCCGGTGACGCCTGTCGGACCAACGGGGCCTGATGTTCCCGGGATGCCAAGCGGCCCCGTCACACCGGTTGCACCTGTGGGACCGAGAGATCCCGTCGGACCTGTTGGTCCGGCAGAAGCATTCGAACCGACAGGACCGGCGGGGCCGGTCGAGCCAGAGACGTTACCAGCGATGCCAACTGGGCCTTGGCTACCCTGAGGGCCAACATAACCCGGAGGGCCCAGTAGTCCCACGACTCCAGCGGTTCCAGTACTGCCAGTCAACCCGGTCGCTCCAATGGGGCCCGGTTGACCACCAGCTGGCCCAGTAGGGCCCGTTAGTGTGCCTGCGGGACCCGTGGGGCCGGTAGTTGATCCAATGCCTGTCGGGCCCGTGGGGCCTGCATAACCCGTCAAGCCAGCGCTGACACGGTTGACCACCTGTCGAAGAACAGAACTGATCTGATCGGCGTCAATATTTTTGATCGCCGGGATCGGGCCATCTGATTGAAACTGAACTGCCATCTTACGTCCCCGGTCCGACTGAGCGCGTCAGGAATAGCGCCTGGTTGATGCCGTCGCTGCCACCGGTGATGCCGGTCTGGTTCGGGTTGAACCAAATCTGGCCAGTGTTGCCTGGGCTCGACCACGGCGGCACGCAGAGCATATACGTTGGGCCACCTGAAACTAGGAATGGAAGGTTGATGCCGGTCGGGCCGGTCGGGCCTGTGCAGCCTACCGCGCCGATGATGCCTACGATGCCGGTGATGCCGGTGCCGCCAGTCGGGCCTGTAAGGCCGAGTGGACCAGCTGGGTTGTAACCTTTCGGGCCTGTCGCCCCCGTGCCTGCGCCGGTCGGTCCTGTGTTGCCGGTGCCACCGCCGGCGACGCCCTGCGTGCCCATGGTGCCCTGGTTGCCGAGATTACCGGTTGCGCCGGTGGGGCCAGTGTTACCGGTCGGGCCAACGGGACCCTGATAGCCGATGCTGCCGAAGCCGCCGGTGCCCGAACCAACGGGACCAGTGGGGCCAGCTACAGCCGAACCAGCTGGACCGGTTGGACCAGTTGCTGGGCCAGTTGGACCGGTGTTACCAGTTGCCGTGCCAGTGGGGCCGGCCGCCAATGCGGCGACGACCTGCGCCAAAATAAGGCCGCGCTGGCTGTGATCATAGTTGAAACTGGAAGTAATCGTCATGCGTATATCCTGGCCGGGATTACCCGTTGGACATTAGAGCTTCTGTGTTACGCTTTCGTTAACACGCCAAAAGGCCTTTGGCATGCGAACGATGAGGTCCGGCGGCAGGACAGCCGTGCGGGGCTCAAGCGTCACTTTCGGCTGAAGAACGTGTAGCCCCGGCGCGCCCAGCACGCGATCAAATTCGGTGGTGCCGGGCACCTGCTTGATGTTGTTGAAATCGTACTCGAACTGTTTCAACCCAAGCCATTCATGGAGCCGAAACATTGTCTCACGCGGTTTCCGTGCCAGCAAGGTGTACTCGATAAGAAGGAGGCGTGCACGCTCCGGCCCGTAGAACGCATCGTGCAAAGCGTTCAGCGCATAACCAACAACGCCCGTAGGCTGAAGCAAAATGGCGACGCGCTCATAAACCGTGGCCTGAACATCAGATTGAATCATCACGCTGGCTACCAGGGGGTTCTTGCGGAACAGCCGCTCAAAGCTGTCAACCACATGCGTCGGCTCGCGCACACAGCAAATGATCTTCGAGTCTGGGAACACCTTTGCGATAAGTGATGCATCGGCGCACCAGCGGCGGTGCGTGTCAAAAATTACCTTGTCCAGGTGCTTTTCGTAAAACGCGTCGAATACAGCCTCAATGACCGCATGACGCTGCGCGTCGGTCCACATAATGTGGGTTTCATTTCCCGGGCTGAACGCAGAGCGAATAGCTGAGACGACTGGTCCCAGCGGACTGATAATGTCCGCATAAAAGTCCGGATTCTGATTGAGTATGCTCGCGAGCAGCGTCGAGCCACTCCGCGGCAGGCCAGAAATGAAATGGATCATCCAACTCCAGGGGATATGGGTTTGGCCGCATTAGGCCCAGGCGTGTTCCCTACCACATTTGCCGTAGTCGGGCCAAGCCCATGCGCCGCCTGCGGCGACGGTTGCGCTCCAGACGCCTGACGGGCGCCCTCCTGCACTGGCGACAAGCCACCCGGATGCGCGGCGGCGGCAGCGTCGGCGCCACCCCCCTGCAACATCGGCTCACCGGCGGAACCCGGCGGAGTGCCGATATGAGCCGGCGGACCTTCGGTCATCCCCTCGTGCGGCGCCAAGATGCCAGCGGTGAGCTCGGACGTGATCTTCTGCACGCCGATCCCGACGCCCTTGTTGACCGCCTCGGTGATCTGCTTCTGCAGTGGACCGGCCGCCTGGGCCTGTTTATCAGCCTGCTCCATCTGATCTAGGACCTCGTCAGACGGAACCACATCCTCACCAGGAAGACCAATACCTTGAGACACACCGCGAAGGACAACTCCGCGACCCTTAATGCCTGTGATCTTAAGATCGGTCGGGTTGTTGGTCGCCGACAAGAACTCAATCTGTCGTTGGCGAAGCGTCTCGCGTTGGACAGCCACGTCGACACCCTGGACACTGATTTTCTCCTCGCCAGTGAGCAAGCCCGTCGTGTCGGTGAGCATGATCATGTCGGTCAGGTTCAGCAACAACGGCTCGAAAACGTCGCGGTCAATGTTGGCCGACACTGTCTGCAGGATTTTGCTCGCGTTGCCCATCAGCATTGCAAGGCCCGAAGCAGTACGTCCCGCTCCGCCAGCACCAGCTTGCCCGCCCACGTATTTCGGTATCGCGGAGACATCGTCCGCAATGCCGACAAATGCCTGGAACACCTGGATCAGCTGTTCGGCGTTGCTCGTCGGCATGAAGAACGAGATCGGGGGTTGATTGTTGTTGGAGACGGGGTCGTTTCTGACGTGCCATCGTTTCCATGGGTACATGTCCTCCCCTGTTTCGTCAGGGGAAAGTCTGTCATCATTGACCACCACCTGGGGTCCAGAAGCAATCGACAGGTTGTTAACCAGAGCACGTACAGTGGCATTGGCGATCTCCTGAACATCCTGCAGCATGTCAGTGAGGCCGTTTCCGACAGGCGTACCAGGCACTTTCTCGAAGCTCGTGATGTAGTAGTTGTGACGCTGCCGCGGGCTCGGGGAGAGCTGGGCCTTGATCACGTGTGCGCCGATGCTCCACACGTTCACGTAATAATCGCGAAGCGGGTCCGGCACAGCGAGGCCGTACTGCTGCAACATCACACCTTGCACGTGACCGGTGAAGGCCATCATGGAGAGCAGGCCCGACCGGTTCCAAGCCGGATTTTCTCGGCTCTCAAGCACCGCTCGCTCAGCGTCTGTCGTGTCCCAGTTGTCGTACAGGCCACCGGCGCCGTACTCGGTCAGGACAGCGCGGATCTCGTCGACATTGTAGCCAGGCAGGTCGAGCAGGTCGTTCAAATTCGAGCGCGTGATGCGCAACTTCTCGATGATGTTCGCGTCGGCGATGTCGGCTACACCAGGGGTAAACCAAATATCGAACGGTGACACGCGGTACCATGTGAGTTTAGGTGTCTGGTCGATCGTAGGCTTACCACCGCCGGTTGGCCACTTAACAGTTGGGACAATCTTGACCTCAGGTCCCTTGATACACGCAAAAGGAAAATTCGGCAGGTCGACGATGAACTCAGCCATCGCATGGTAGAAACCTCCCTCGCGAAGCAGGTCCTCAACTTTGTCGCCGCTGTCACGCGCCTGCTGCGCCGCCTTCTTTTTTGCGGCGTCGGTGGCGGACTCGAGCAGCGCGGTCTTGCGCTTCTGCACGTCAGACGGGTTAGCGGGCTTCCCCTGGGTCTGCTGGATCTGCTGGGCCTCGCCCTGCATCAGCTGGTCGATCGACTGCAGGATCTCCGGCGGGATCTCCGGGTTGCTCGACGGCCGAATGGTCCAAGGGATATCGGCCCCCAGATAGATATCACGGAGAAGTGATGAGGCGGCGCGGCATTTCTGTGCAATCATGCGAATGTAAACATCGCTGCCGCCAAAACGTCGTATCTCATTTAGCTTTTGGGCGTCATATTGGCCTTTGGCCGTCCGCAGGGCGATGAGCAGGCGATCGCTCCAGCCGGCCGAGGTGTTACGGTGGTTGCGAAAGATCTCGAATTGACCCTTGATCAGGCCAATTAATTGTGTAGGATCCTGGTCAGCAGGTTGCTGTTGCGGCATGTTGGCGTTGGCCGCTGCCGCGTCACGCTGCTGTAGGGTGGCCTCGGGCGTTACCGACAACGTACCTGACTGACCCAATCCCATGTCCGACATTGAAAATTCCTAATAGGCGCCGTGGCGCAGCCTATCGCTGGTCTGTTAATCTTCAGTTAAGAAAAAAGCCTTGTGTCTACGGGGAAGGAATGCTAGGGAACAGCAATGGAAGAGGCACCGGTTCAGCAACTGCCCGAAACGCCCAGTGCACCTGTGCATCCGGACCTCGATCCAAACCGGATAGCCGTGGTTGCGCGTGAAATGGCGATGAATATTCGCCCCGTGGAAACGATCCTCGCGTCCGCCGGCATCTCCCAGGCCCAGTTCGAAAAGTTTATCCTCCCCACCGCGTTCTACAAGCGCGCCTACGAGACGTTCGTGCTCGAATGGGAATCCGCCCTCAGCACGAACAAACGCATCGCGCTCGGGGCGGCAGCGATATTGGAAGACAGCCTCCCCAAGTTGAATGCGAGAATGATCAATGACATCAACCCGCTCTCGTCCGTTACCGAAACGGCGAAGCTCTTCGCGAAGCTCGCCGGCGCCGGCGAAACGAAAGAAGCCGTCCAAGGTGAGCGCTTCACCATCACAATTAATATGGGAGGGGAGAAAGTTCACATCGAAGAGACAATTGGCGGACTTCAAATACCAAAAATCATCGAAGGGGAAAGCAGCGCAGCTCCGCTACCGGCAATCGGCGAAAGGGATAGCCGCGAGCTGGAGGCGCAATCACTCCCCAGCGGGGCTAGCGGCCGGAGCCAGGTACGACAAATCACCACTGGGATCCCAACGAAATAGGCAATTTCAAAGATCCCCCAAGGGCCTAAAAGTGTTCTCTGACTATAATTATTCCCCCAAAGGCAAACTGAGAAAATGGAGATATGATGTCAAACGTAAAAAAGACGGACACCGACCGCCTTGCAGACGCCAACGCGATAATCCACGACATGCGGATTGAGCGCGCACAGTTACTGCGCGACAACAAGATGCTGCAGAAGGAAGAGGATACTCGTGAGCGCCTTAGAGAAGAGATTATGGGCCTTATGGCCCGTTCCCCGGAGCCACCTGAATGGGTTGAGCGTCCCCGGCACGGGGGCGTACGCGGAGTTCCAACGATGCTGTGGTCCGATTGGCACGTTGGGGAAGTTGTCTCTCGAGAAGTTGTCAACGGGCTCAACGAGTTCAATCTTCGCATTGCCAAGAAACGTGCGCAAACGCTAGTCGACACCACTGTGGAGCTAGCCTACGAACACATGGGCCGCGCTGAGGTTTCATACCCCGGCGCTGTGGTGATGATCGGCGGCGACATGATCACCGGCAACATCCATCCAGAGCTCGCCTACACCAACGACCTCACCAATCAACAGCAAATCAACGAAACGACTGATCTGCTCGCTGGCTGCATTGAGCAGATGGGGGTGAAATTCGGCAAGCTTTTCATACCCTGTGTGACGGGCAACCATCCGCGCGATCAGTCGTACTCCAAACGCATCATGCATAAGATGCGCAACACCACGTCGAACGAGTGGGTGATCTACTGCAACCTTGAGCGTTACTTCGCCAAGTCCAAACACATCAAATTTTTTATCCCCGGAGGCACCGACGCAATCTTCTCAGTAGTCGGACACCGATACCTGCTCACGCACGGTGACTCAAACGGCGTGAAAGGCGGCGACGGCATCATCGGAGCCCTTGGCCCTATCGCCCGTGGCGCCCTAAAGGTGCATGACTCCGAAGCACAAATCGGCGTAGACATCGACACCTTGGTATTCGGCCACTATCACCAGCGCATCGATATCCCCGGCGTCATCGTGGGAAACTCGTTCATCGGCTACAACGAGTTCGGGCGAACTGGGCTACGCGCTAAGTTCACCGTCCCATCGCAGTCCTTGTGGTTCACCCACCCGCACTATGGGATCACAGCACGATGGGAGATTTTTCTTGAATCGAAACCAGAGCCCCACAAGGGCAAAGACTGGGTAAGTTGGAAAACTTAAATGGTTGACGTTATCTATACAGCGGCGCCAACGGTTGCAAAATTCATGCAATCAGATGCGTTCGGCCGAATAATTGGTGGCCCCATTGGGTCTGGGAAAACCACCGGATGTATATATGAACTATTACGCCGGGCGGTGCAACAGAAACCAGCACAGGACGGAAACCGGTATACACGTTTTGCCATCGTACGACAAACCCTCAAATCGCTTAAAGACACCGTCCTTAAGGACTGTGAAATGCAACTGTCCACCATTGGCTTGGGCCAGTGGAGAGTCAGCGAAAGCGTGTTCTACCTCAAATTTGATAATGTAGTGAGCGAATGGCTATTTCTCCCGCTAGAAGATGCCACGGATCAAGCGCGATTACTCTCAATGCAGCTGACCGGCGCCTGGATGTCTGAGTGTACCGAGATGAACTTCGACATCGTGACCCCCCTCAGCGGTCGTGTCGGCCGGTATCCAGCCGGCGTGCGCGGGGACGCCACCTGGCATGGGATCATCGCCGATACGAACATGCCCACGGACATGACGCCATGGGCAAAATTCATGCAATCTACTTCGCGAGGTGAAATTCCAGAGTGGCAATGCTGGGTCCAACCGTCTGGTCTCTCCCCAGAAGCAGAGAATTTGTCTTACTTGCTACAGACTGAAGAGACAAAAAAATTTCCGGAGGGGCATCCTATCCGCGTCGCACGAGGGAGATTGTACTATGACCGTCTCGTCAGCACCTGGGGGCCCGACCATAACTGGGTCAAGCGCTACGTTAAAGCCGAGTACGGTGCCGATCCTTCGGGTGAGGCTGTCTTTGCTGCGAGTTTTCGGGCTGACTTTCATATTGTCCCTGAAACCCTTGTTATTCCTGGCTACCCGCTCTTCGTCGGTCAAGATTTCGGAAGAAACCCTTGGTCCCTTATATGTCAAATGGATCACATGGGACGACTCCTGGTACACGAGGAAGTCCCCGCCACCAACGTAGGGTTAGAAAAACATGTCAACCAAAACCTCCGCCCGCGGCTCATGCAAGCGAAGTACCTCGGCCATAAAATCGCGCTCGTCTGCGATCCAGCCGGCGTGGCCAAGAGCAGCCATTCTGAGGAAAGTAGCGTCGAGCTTCTCAAACGCCTCGGCTTTGCTGCATATCCCGCTCCAACAAACAATATTGATCCCCGACTCCGAGCCGTGGAAGCGCTGCTTACTCGGCAAACTAACGGAGGCCCAACACTGCTCATTAATCGCGAGGGATGCCCTCTCCTGTGCCGAGCGATGGCTGGGGGATATCGCTACAAGAAAACAAAAGATGGCGCGCTTAAGACGGTTCCAGAAAAGAACGACCCGGAGGGGTACTCGCACATAGTCGACGACCTGCAGTACATCGCGCTAATCGCGCATGGTGGGCTGACTGAGTACGTTGCGCAGCACCTGTGGGGCAGGAAGAAGCGCATAACCGGCCCGAAGGTCACTCCGGCGGGGTGGACTTAATATCAGCAGCAGCAGCAGCAGCAGCAGCAACCTTAGTAGCTAACTGAGCCGCGGTCGTTGTGGCTTGTTCTCTTCCAGCCACTCTACCTTCGATAAATGAAGCCTTGGCGGTGGCCTCCACGAGCTCGGCCTTCATTCCGTTCGTGGCCTTTTCAATGGCTATCACGTCTCTCTTCACGGTCTTGACGGCATGATTAACGCGCCAGGTGAGATACGCGGTCGCCAAATTGACCACAGCGATGACGCCCCACGCAGCAGTGTTGATGTCGATGCCCAAAGTCATGGCGCCCCCCGCGCCGGGAAAATTTACAGAAGACTGGTTAGAAATCAGTTAATAATATCCTCGGCGTGCGGGCACTCCGCAACGCGCTTCATCTGGGTGAGAAGCTGGAGACGAACTGTTTCCGCCTGCGCCAGGCGGGACTTCATCACGACCTTGTACGACTCAAGTTTCTCCGGCGGATCGAACTTGTATTTCCCGTTATCGACATCCCAGATGACGCGCGCAAGCAACTCAGCCTCGCGCATGCGCTCGTTAAGCTCCACCGCGCACTGGAACACGACGATCGCCTCGTCGCGCCCTATATTCCGATCGAACGCATCAAGGATCGCCATCGCGGACGCGGTCCGCGTGTATTCGGCGGTCCGCACATCACAGGGCTGTCCTAGCGTGGCTACGATCGCTTTTTCATCCAACAGGGGTGTGATCGGCTTGCGCCGCGCCTTCGTTGCTTGCTTGAATAGTTCGGATGAGAAGGGATTCGGCAACTTTGCGACTTTCTTCGTCAAGGTAGTATCCCCTCCCCCAGAGCGTTTTGATGAAAATATTCTTGGGCTTAAGCTTCGTTCGAAGCTTGCATATAACGACGTCCACCATTTTCGGATCAGTTGTTTCAGAATCGTTGAGGCGACTTCGTCGAAGAGCGCGCTGAGTTTCGATTACATAGTGCAACGTGTCCTTATCTGCTTCGTCCCTCTTCAGCAGCACTAGCATGAACCCTGCCTCGAGTCTAGTTAAAGTTAGCAGCCGCTGGCAAGAATTCAGCTGCACAGCCTCGGGCAGAGCGCTCAAAAACACAGGCATCCGATCGGCCCGGCGCCCCGTGGGCGGCCAGTCGCTCGCCGGCATCTCGACGATACTTCCGATTTCAAGGTGATATTGCAGGGTTTCTCGTATCGCACTGGAGGTGTACATCATTCCGCGGGCGATCGCCGCCACGGGGACACCCTCTAGCGCCAGACGTACGGCAAT